CCGCCTTGCGCGTCCTAGTTTCCTTAAAAATCATGCTAGAATCCACCATTGTAAAACGTTCACCGAAAGAAGGCAATGTTTCAGGTAGTATAGTAATGTTGACCATCCCACGAGCATATTCCCCATATTCATGAAATCTTGATTCATCAGAACTTGCGCTTGTGATCAATGCTCTAGTGTCTTGTTTACTATGCCAAAAATAGCCAATCCCTTTACATAGTTGACAATCTGAACGAACTTCACCATGCTTCTCTAAGTTTGCGTTGATATCTGGTAAATCTAAGATTAAATTGTCGCCTTTGTTTGAACATGGACATTCAGCACACATTTCCCAAGATACAAGCATTGATCTTGTAAAGAATTGCTTTCTAAACTCTTCATTTAACCAATCCACGCGGGGGCGTAATTTTGTAGGGATTCTAGGGTTGATAGTAGTCATTTTAAATTACTCCAAATTGATTGATCTTGTACTGAGCTTTCACCGCTTTCTTTAGTGCATCATACTGTTTATCATAGTAATCCACACGAGAAGAATAACCCGAGTACATAGCGGAAGAGGTGGTTTGAATACTTTGAGATAAGCCATCAATCCCAATAGAACTTGAAGCAATACCCGCACCAAGAATCAAATCCCCCGCTACTTGTAAAATCATGTTACTTGAGGCCTTCAATGTGATCATATGCTTAATGTCACTTGGCAAGGTATCAAGTAGATAAGTTATCTGAATATCTGTTACGGGGGCGGTGTTTAACTCTATCACAAAAGAATCTTGTCCCAATGTGATGGCTTTGCCTGTTATACCGCTAGGCAAGGTTAAAGCGATGCGATATTTTAAGAAACAATGTTTACTTAAATTCACTGTAAATTGTGTTTGCCCCGCCGGAAATGTGATAGTTTCTTTTCTTGTCTCAAATCCCGCTGTGTAATCAAATTCAAAGTAACCCGGGATAAAGTCACGCCCTTCATAGAAAATCCCATAATTCCCTAAAATAGGCATCCCCGCCGTAAAAAAATACGATCCTAAGCTCTCTTGGGATGGGATGATGTGCATTTGCCCATGAATAGCGGAAACCATACGAATCCATGATACAGGAAGATCAACAGGTTGAAACGATCCGAATCTAATACGAACCTTATCAATAGATACGATGGGGCGATAATCAAGCTTCATAGGCCAATAAGAGAATCGCCCTTGCCTTTCAGCGTCATGCGTTTCTTGTGATACCTTAAAGGGTTCTAAATTGATACCTATATCATTTTCAATATGTTGGATTGATGCTTGAATTGATGTTTCATAAATCTCATTAGGAAAAGGCGCGCCGTCGTCTGTGGTCAAGTCAACGCCTAGTAAAGAGGTTTTCTTGAGATAATCGGGCGTGATAATATCTAGTAAAGTCGTAGTACTCATAAGGGCAACCTTTTATCTAGTGCCGATACAAAAAGGGCATTAGATCAATAATCTATGCCCTTATGATAACATATTCAATAAGATATTTTGATATTTATATTCTTAGTTACTCAATTAACCTAAAGTTTCAATCAAACTTGCACCAACACGAACATTCTTTACAACCCAACACTTTGAAGGCACTTTGACAATAGGTGAACCAAAAAGCATGAGTAAGAAAGGCTTGCTAGTTTGAACTTCGGCAAGGGGGCGTCTAAAGAAATCAAGCAACTTGGCAAATTCCATAATCTCAGAAGAATGTTGAACAAATACAATCTTATGACCGTTAGGAATGTTTTCATTGCGATCAACCCAAACAGTAGCACCGCCAACATTTGCAGAGATTTCATCAATCAAGACGGCTTCACTTGCAGGACGATCAACAGGGGTTCTAAAAATCTTGAAATATACAGCATCAGATTGTTGTGCAATGGTCAAAGTTACCTTTTCACCAGATGCAACGGTCTTAGATGCAGAGGTTACAGGAGCAGAATAACCACTGTTATTCATTGCCACAACCTTGTAGAAATAATCACCCGCATCATTCGCAACAAATTGAGAAGCGGAATCACTAGCAACGACCGCAGAAGTCAAAGTAGGAGTTACGGGGGCGCTTGTTGTACCACTTGCAGAAGTTGGAGCTTTTGCATTGTTTGATAAGAATGGGGCGCTCTTAACAGGTACGGGGCCAACGGGTCCCATGATAGAAATTTCTTGAGTACCGTATGTAATACCAGAACTTTGAGTAAGTACCAATTGATCATGACGGCCAAATTGAACAGCAAACTTAATCAATTCACCATGAATGTCAGGGGTGACATAGATACAGTCAGGAGTACCATATAAAGGAGCAGAATAAAGTTTAGCTAAGATTTCTTGTAAAAGTCTTGGGGATGGACTTGCACCACGCGCATCAAAAACATTTGAACCACTGTTATATGATTCAATTTGATGAATAATACCATCAAAATGTAATGAATTGTTGCTTTCTTTAGCATGGAACAAAGATTTTTCGAGTTTACCAAGTAAAGACAATGTACCACGTTCAGTTTCTAAAGCGATCGCATTTTGATTAGCACCAATCAAGCCAACAAGTGTACCAACATCGGTGACTTCGCGTCTTTCAGCTAAGTACTTGATACGAATTGATTTTCTTTGATATTCGGAACGGTTGGTAGTACCGGCAGAACCTTCGCTAATAAATGGATCAAGGTCTAAACCATGAGAATTTACAACAGCGTATTCATGTAGAGTATTGGTCACAGATACTTTTGGCATAGCAGGCCACAAAGCCAATTGTTTCATGCTATAAGTTGCACTTGCTAGAATGTTTTCAATGCTTTGTGGAACTAATGGACTTAAAGAACCTGTATCACCGCCAGAAGTACCGGCGGGGGTTTGATAACCAACAGTAGCAGATTTGCGAAGTGCGCTATTTAATTCGGCTAAATCAGACGCAGAAACAAGCCCGTTTGCTTGTGGGATGTTTAATGAATTGAAACTCATTTTTACTCTCTTTACTATTTACTCATGTTAATGTTGTATTCGGTGATGATGTCTTGAGGATTGACGCCAGCACTTAAGCGGGAAATTGCGCTAGTCAATTCAGCTTTTCTTGACCAATCATTTTCATTCTTAACCAATGACAAAGCCTTGTTCATAACATCTTGGGTTGTGAAGGCTTGTGCTTTTGGTTGTTCGATATATGGAATCTTATTGAAATTGATAGATGTAGGTGCAACAGGTTCAAGTAAAGCACGGCTTAAAGATTTTTCCATTTGTTGCATTTTCCCATTGCCGTTTTCTTTCATGGCTTTGAGTTCTTTTGTACATGCTTCAACGGCCTTCATCATCGCCTTATATTGCTTATCCATGGCGTCTAAAATGGCGTCTGTACCCTTTGCCATTTCTTTCATGGCTTTTTCCATCTTGTCATCATCTTCATCTTCATCTTCATCTTCTTCATCTTCATCATCGTAAGAAGAACCATCTTCAGAAGAAGAACCATCTTCATCACCCTTTTCAAACAAAGAACCTTGAGTTTTGGCCTTCTTTGCTTTCTTGGCTTTCATTTGGTCTTGATCGTCCATCTTCATCGCCTTAGATAAACTATCAAGGGCGTTTGTTAAATCGTCAACATTGACAGATTCAGCGTTAAAGTCTTGGGCAATGTTAATAGCATCAGCCTCAGACATACCTTTATTCATAAGGTGCTTGATTAAATCGTTGTTCATCGTAAAATCTCCTATATAGATCATTGTTTTAGAGTTCAAAGTATTTTTCAAACTTTTTACTCATAATCTCTTAGTTTTTCTTGACTTTTGTTTTTTGCCGATTCAATGATCAAGTTCATCAATCGTTCAAGTTCTTCATTGGTATAGTCGCTAAAGTGTTCTTTTAGCTTGTTTTTCAAGGCTTCTTTACTAATCATTCTTTTTTGATTAGTGTTCTTTTTATCGGTGTTTCCATATGTTGCGTTTGATACTTTTTGTTCAAGTGATTGTTCTACCAATGCACTCATAGAGGCGTCTGCATCAGGAATTGTAGCCTCTTGATATCCTATGCTCATTGACTTGGCAATAACCTCTAAATTTGTATTAGGGTTGACGGGGTGCGATGTGATAGCAACATTGATAACATTCGCTTTAAGCACCTTCTTAGGTTGAATGGGGTCGCGTAGTGTGATCTTCCCCTCAATAGAGAAGCCTAAACAACGTTCCCCGCCCGCTTTTTGCATTGCTACCGCTGTATCATAGCACTCTTTGGCAAGTGGTTTAGATAGGTAAAGTTTGCCCTCTACACGTGTCTTGTGATCATCCACCTTTTCAATCTTTGTAGGGTGACCTAATACCGCTTCAGGGCCGGGGCGGTGTTCATGATTGAACCACCCATTTTTTAGGAAATATGACCAATCAAGCCCGCTTTGATTAATCTTTTCCCCCTCAAAGTCCATGTCATCCGTGGATACGATCCCCGCAATCATGCCCACACTGTCATCCATAATATCCTGTTCATCGTCCTTTTTAGCTTTGGATAATGTAGTGAATGGAATCCAAGTAGCGAAGTAATTACCCTTCTCAAGTTGGGCTTCTTCTACTTCATCTTTGAAATCATGATCTTTCAACCACTGTTTAAATTCAGATGGTGACATATCATCTTTGTTTGCTCGAATACTTTGAATCTCAGTTTTACCCTTGTCATCAATACCTAATATTACAGATACGCCCTTGGGAAACCCTTTAGGTTGGTAGCGTCTGAACTCTTTGTATTGTTGGGGGTCTGTTTGTCTTGAGGCGTGTTCATTCTTAAATGGCATTTCTTAACCCTTGTTCATTTGTTATATACTTGCATTTTACAAAGTTAAGAAGTTTCTTGCTTATTTTATTTGTGTGTACATTTGCATATAAATTATGTACTCGCTCTAGGCATCACAAGCGCTTTTGTATTCTCGTCCACTCCGTCAAATATTGCGGGCTTATTGGGTTGATTAGGTAAATACATTTTAGATGCTAAAGGTAGGACTTGTTTTATATACTCTAAGCTAAAACCAATATCATCTATAGTTTTTTCACTATTGCTTGACTCCAAAGATACATCAGCAATCTTAATATTTTGTTTTACTTGAAATTTTCCATATTCATGAAAAACTTCAAATGTTGAATCATCATTTGAAGTTTTCTTGAATACTAATCTTGAATTAGGAGCAACACGCAAAGACATAATACGATTTCGGAAATCATCGGATATTTGTACGGCTTTTTGTTGTTTTGATGGCGTAAGCATTTGTTCTATTACAGGAATCATATTTTCATTTTCTACACCTGCCGAACGGTCGGTATTGTTCACATTTAAAACAATCTTTGCACTTTTATCTTTTTTCATCTCTTTGACTTGTTCGGGGGTGATGCAAGTTATGTTTTGAAGTTGATCATCTATATCAAAACCTTTAGGATTTTTAACTAAAAGTGCCAAACTACCATCTGTGGATAGAACTGTCTTTGTTTTTGGATCAATAGTAATCTTTGTAAAGCGTTTGTAATGTTTTTCTTTGCTTTTGGAAACAAATTGATCAAGTGTTTTTACAAAGGCATTTGCTTTTTGTTCAGAAGGTTTAATAGTGTCTACTTGTACACTTTTTGTTTCTTTTTGTAGATCATCTTTAATTGTGGCTAGAATTTTATTTGATTCATCAACCATCTTTTTTTCAAGCATATCAGAGATAGCATCTTCGTTTTGTGTACCGTTCTCAATACTTTGTGCAATATCTAACAATGTACTAGTGATAAATTTTTTATTCGCTAATTTGTCCATAAGTACGGAAAATACACCATCAGCCACCCCCCTAGTGCTTTCCGACGTCCCAAATTCTGCAAGCATAATAGGACTATTTAGTAAATCTTTATGAACTTTTTCTATCGTATGGAAAGCCAAAGAAATTTGTGTATCAAAGATTCGTTTAAATTGTGATTCGGACATAGCCCCCATGAGCATGTCCTCAGTAATTTTGATAGGCTTATATTTCATATCAGGCCTTTTTAATTTAACCATATCACTAATAACATGTGATAATTTAACACGTACCGAGCTAGAAAAAGCATTAGCAAAATAATCTTTGATCATCTGGATTGGGGCTTCTGGTTTCTGTGCCTCCTCTTTCTTGGCTGTAAGTGCATCAAGGTTCTTAACTCTTTGTTCTAGCTTATCAAGTGTTTCTTGTTTAACCTTAACGCCTTTTTCTTTGCCTGCTTGGAAGTCTTTTAATTGCTTAGTCGCTTTTTCTTTTGCGCTTTGAATACTTGTGGAATGTTCACCGTGGATCATGCTTTGAAATTGCTTCTTAGTCATAGTTTCCTCAGTGCCTTTTTTATCCCCATCATCATATTTAATTGTTAACTTATCCCCGTCTACTTTGCTAATATGGGCATGGTATCTTGTTTTTCCATGTTCACCGAATGCAAAAGATGCACCTGTAACAAGTTCGCTTTCATGCCCAATCCCTTTACCATGTCCTTCTTGCCCCGCATAGAAATACATATACTTAGTTGCCCCCGTCTTGGTTACCCCCTTGGGGACTCTTCTAATATACTTATGTGTCAATGCCTTAAACAATGTATCTAAGAATAATGAGTATCTAAACATCTTTTTTAATCCTTTTCTTTGTATATTTTCTATTATATTCAATCGTTTCTTTTTATCTATGATTTCTTAGTTTCTACGCCCCAAACTCACCTTTATACTTGTTCACAAGTGCCAAAAATTCCGTTCTCATTGGTTCGTCTTTATACGTTGGATTACATACGGCGACCATCATTTCACTGAAACATTCCTCAATATTCTCATGTGCATAGGTTGTAGGCAATGATGATGATCGTTGATTAATGCTAGATAAGAAATTACTGCTTATTGATAAACTAAATGTGTCACCATTATTTAATGGTACTTCTATATCGCAAGTAATGCCGTCGGATTTTAATATTATGCTTTGCCCTAATGCCTCAAAGTTTATATCAGAAATATGAATATGGTCTTTGGTTGATTTGCCATTTTGATGTAAAGTTCCAAAAACCTCTTTACTGGTGCTATTATATAAAGGTGCTTTTAAAATATAATAGTTTAAATAGCTTGCGTTTCGTTCAAACTGTGTAAATTCTTGTATAGGTCTATTCAAGATAGAGGTGGTTGGGCGCTTTCTTGAATATTTATTAAAGAATTTCTGTAAATCGTTTCTAAATGCCATGCCATTATTTTGTTCAAGTAAAGACTTTGAAAAGCGATGAGCCATTTCATGAATCGCAACCCCTTTGATCCATTGAGTTTGAAAATAAGTTCTTGCTTTTTCCGGCATATCCTTAAATGTATCCGCATGTTGCTCAACAAAATCTTCCGTGTCCATATAAATAACATCTGCGGAATGTGAAAGTGTTTCAAGTTTTGTTGTCACATTATGAAGAGTTTGGGCGGGCGTGCCTGTCGAAAAAAATCCCGATGCTTTTATATTCAAACCCTCTTTATTGGCTAATTGAGTAAAAATCATATTCCCATAAATAAGTTTTGCTAAATCTGGGCTGGTTGTAATCATTGCGTCTTGTGCTTGCTTTACCGCATCAATATGTATATCTCTTTTCTTTTTTTGCTCTGGTGTCTGTTTTTTCAGATCAGCAAATATTAAATCAAGTCGTCCAACTTTTTCATTTTTCTCTTGTTGTGCAAATGGTAATTTTTGCCATAATTGCGATAGTGTAATAGTTGCGGTTTCAAGTTTATTGGGGTCGCCTGTTTTATAAATCAATTTGTTTGCATTTATTAAAGTTTTCAAGTCGGCTTTGGGAATTTGAGAGATATCTTTATACTTAAAAATAGATGTAACAACATTTTGAAGCATATCCCCTAATATCCTTGAATGTGTTCTATCTTTTAAAAGTGCCTCGGTGATCTCTTTATTCTCAAGCAATGTAAAAAGGCGATTTTGTCCATCAAATACTCGTCGTTCTCGTTCACTCATCCAAGGGGCTTCAATTGGGGCGGGTTTGTCCATATGACTAACTAAATCTTTTAAATTTGCCACTCTTTGAGCTAGTCTATCAAGTGTACTTTGTTTGACTTTTACGCCTTTTTCTTTGCCCGCTTGGAAATCTTTTAATTGTTTCTCAGATTTTGCCTGTGCCTCTTTAATCCCTGTTGCGTGTTCACCATGTACTAAGGCTTGAAATTGCCTCTTTGTCATAGTGTCCTCAGTGCCTTTTTTAGCACCGTCATCATATTTTACTGTGATCTTATCCCCGTCTACTTTTGTAATATGTGCATGGTATCTTGTTTTTCCTACTTCCCCAAATGCAAAAGACGCACCTGTAACAAGTTCGCTTTCATGCCCAATCCCTTTACTATGTCCTTCTTGCCCCGCATAGAAATACATATACTTAGTTGCCCCCGTCTTGGTTACTCCCTTGGGTACTCTACGAATGTATTTATGTCCTATTGCTTTTAATAGGCTGTCAATTATAAATGAGTATCTAAACATCTTTTTTTAATCCTTTTCTTTGTATATTTTCTATTATGTTCAATCGTAACTTTTTATCTATGATTTCTTAGTTTCTACGCCCCAAAATCTCCCATATACTTGTTCACAAGTGCCAACAATTCCGTTCTTATTGGTTCGTCTTTATAGTTCGGATCACATACGGCGACCATCATTTCACTAAACATCTCACTCCTACTTTCATTGGCATATGAACTAGGATAATAGTTTTCTTTGTCATTAAATAGAGCATAAAATTTAGAAGGGGGCATAGGCAAAGAGATAGAAAATTTCCCTCCGCCTACGAGAGGTATATGTAAAGAGGTTTGTGTATCTGTGAAATTTGAAATGTATGTATTTCCCAAATTTGAAAAATCAATAGTAGATATGGAAACTTTTTGAAGAGCTTGATTGTCTTGAACATCTTTTGTGACCTGTTTACCTGTAATTTCTTTTGTTTCTTCATTAAATATAGGCGCCGTCAAAATAGCCATCATTAATGGTGTATTAAACATGTGGGGGGTGGCAATTTGTTTTATAGGAATATTATGTAGCTTTGTAAAATCTCTTTTTCGATGTGCAAATTTTTTAGCAAAATTTTCTAAATCTTTTGAAAAAGCCATCTTTGTTTTTCGATCTTTTTCCAATAAGGAATTTGAAAAACGATGTGCAAGTTCATGTATTAATGAACACTTATATTCATCCGTGCGAATTTTATTTAACATATCACTTGACACATTATTTTTAATTGGTGTTTTGAATAGATCATATCCCAAATCGGTATTTAAATAAATAACATCTGCGGAATGATATACTGTTTCTAAATCAAAATAAGCGTGTTCTATTTTTTGAACGGGAAAACCCGCCCCAAACATCCCGCCTGCTGTAGTACCCATTTTATGTAGTTGTGTAAAAATTATATTTCCATATATAATTTTTGATAACTCAGTATTTACATTCATAAGTTCTTTTTGCGCTTGATTTACTGCCTCAATTTGTAAAGCCTTTCTACTACTTTGTTCAACAGTTTGATTAAATAAATCGGGTTGTATAATATCTAATCGCCCTATTTTTACACTTTTAATCTCTTGTGAGAAAGGTAGCTTTTGCCACAAATCAGAAAGCGAAAGCACAGACTCCCATATAAGATTTTCATATCTTTTACCACTTGGATTGATAGCCCGTGTACTTAATGAAACTAAAATATCTTTATCATTTTTTGAGAGCTGTGAAGTATCTTTATACTTAAAAATGGCTGTGGATACATTTCGCAACATATCCGTAACAATCTCAGGGAACTCAGTATAGATTAATAATTGTCTTGTTATCTTTTTATTCTCAAGCAATTGGAAAAGGCGATTTTGTCCCTCAAATAATCGTCGTTCTCGTTCACTCATCCAAGGGGCTTCAATTGGGGCGGGTTTGTCCATATGACTAACTAAATCTTTTAAATTTGCCACCCTTTGAGCAAGTCTATCAAGTGTACTTTGTTTGACCTTGACGCCTTTTTCTTTGCCCGCTTGGAAATCTTTTAATTGTTTCTCAGATTTTGCCTGTGCCTCTTTAATCCCTGTTGCGTGTTCACCATGTACTAAGGCTTGAAATTGCTTCTTAGTCATTGTTTCCTCAGTGCCTTTTTTATCCCCATCATCATATTTAATTGTTAACTTATCCCCGTCTACTTTTGTAATATGTGCATGGTATCTTGTTTTTCCATGTTCACCGAATGCAAAAGACGCACCGGTAACAAGTTCTTCTTCGTGTGCTATGCCCCGCCCATGCCCCTCTTGCCCTGCATAGTAATACATATACTTAGTTTTTCCCGTCTTGGTTACTCCCTTGGGAACTCGTCTAATATACTTATGTGTCAATGCCTTAAACAATGTATCTAAGAATAATGAGTATCTAAACATCTTTTTTTAATCCTTTTCTTTGTATATTTTCTATTATGTTCAATCGTAACTTTTTATCTATGATTTCCTAGTTTCTAAGTATTTTGACCACAAGTCTTTATCCGCTGTTTGTCTTGTTTTCCCACCGGTCAAGAATGAGTAAACTCTTGCCCTTGCCCATGCGATTTGAGTCGCCCCCGGTCTATGCCCAACGCTCCAAGCCTCCGCCCCTCGCTTGTGAACTTCTGCAATAATTGATCTTGGAACGCCTGAAACCTTAGAAGCAACGTTAATAAACTCTTCTGTTGAATTGGTCTTAGTTTGCTCTCTTACTTTGCTTGCTAGCTGTGTTCTTGTGTACTTTGAAGGCTTTGTCTTGGCGTCGTCATCGCCTTTCATAGGGGCATAGGTTCTTTTCTCTTCCCCGCCCTTTACTCTTTGCCTAATCTCTTGTTTACGTGCTTCTTTATCGCTTTCAGATAACCCCGCTAAGTATTTACTTGGTACTTTGATCGCTTTATTTATAGGGGTTTCCCTAACCCTTCGAATTCGTCCGTCCCTTGTTGCATAGAAACCTTTAGGCACTGGGATCGTATCACATCGACAATTAGGATGAACAGGGAATAAGGTCGCTTTATGTTCTCCCTTTGCTTTGCTTACATTCGTACCATTTTGCGCAAGTTCTGACGGGTCAAAGATGATTAAGTTGCCATCTCCACCAACAAACAAAGATAGGCAAGTTTCACATGCGTTTGAATCTGGTACTCTTGCCACTAGATCATCGTTTTGCATGGCATCAATGAACCTCCCTTCATTGTGACTTGCTTGTAATTCAGTTTGTGCGATTCTTTCCCAATTGTGAGAATAGTACTTTGTTATATCTGCAAGCCTAGAAGCTAAGACTTTTGCATCTCTTGAACCTATGAACTCATTCGCTGTTTCATTGCGAATTGTTTCAAGCATGTAATTTCTTTGGGCGGGGTTAACTTCCTCACTAATCTGCTCACCTTGCCACCCTTCAGCGATTACTTTGCTTAAATCCTCGTCTAGTTTGTTGCCTAGTCATCTTGCGTATGATCCCGCCCTTGTGATAGCGGACACATAAGCACCCTTTTCAGCGGGTGACATCCAAGCGGGTATCTTTTGGGGCGGGCTTAAGTCTGTTACTTGGTTGATTGGGGGCGTGGGCATTTGTGACATACCAACAGGGGCGGACTTGCCTACCATGCGCTCAAGTTCTTTTTTTACGGGGGTTCTCCATTCATGGATCGACCATGTTCGCATGTTTGCTTTTGTATCATGATCCACGCTATCAAATATTCTTCCCGCAACTTGTAGGAATGTGAACGGGTCAACGCCCTCAATCTGTAACCCTTGATCTTGTAAATCAATCAAACCACGATCATATAAATCTTTAATTCGTTGGGCATCTAGGCCACTATTTTCCACGCCAAGCAATTGAACTAAAAAAACATCGTGCTGTTCTCTTACCTGTTCACTTGCGTTCTTGATTAACTCGTCTTTAAGCATACTCATACTCTCTTTGTGCATATTTTCTAAGCTATATTATGCACATATTACACGATTTAGAGAGTATAAATGAAAAAAGGGGCAATTAAGCCCCTTTTTGGTTGGTTGTGTGTGTGCGCTTGGTTTCTGGTGGACTTGTTATTGTGTAATTGCTACATGTTCCATGCACCAACCTTTAACATCAATATCATCTTCATCTACGATCTTACCAAAGAAGCAAACAACATTGTTTTGTAAATGCACTCCTCGTACTTCGTCTTTTTCATCAAACGCTGTAAGAACCAATTGAGTATTGCCATTCTTTGATCTAAAGGTTACAATGAGTTCATCATGTGCCATGTCATCCGACCATCTACGATTTACAAGTCTTGCACTGCCTGCATTGTGTCTAACATGCTCAACATATACAACTGTGACATAAGTGCCTTGTGTGGTTACTCTCTTGCTTTGTGCTTGGGTGAAAGTATCTTTGATTTTTTGAAATAAAGCGTTCATTTTTGCTTTTCCTTTGTTGGTTGGTTAAGGTGCTTTTATGAATAGCTTATGTTTTTCACTTTGTCAAGAGATTTTACAAATTATTTTTAAATATTTTTATAGGTGAATGAATAATCTAATCTTCTGTATCACTTTGCCATAAGTTAATTTCTTCTTCTAATAGATCAACAATTCTTAGTTGCTGTTCTTTTACAAGATCAAATTTGAACAGGCCTTGAAAGCCATGTTTTACAAGTTGCTTTGTACCAAGTAGCACTGTGTAACAAAGTTCATCATCTACATAGATATCAATGTCATGCTCATTGTTTTCTACGGCCTTGAATAGTGTTGATTTGTTTTCTAGCAAAAGGGTTCTCACTTTGTGGACTCCTTAATGATATTTGTACTGAGTACTTTTAATCTTTGCTCATAGAGATCAACCATCTTGGCGCTTAGATCATCAATCAATTGAATCTCTCCACCTCTCAAACCTTTGCTTAATGTGTCTTTAAATACGGACTTTGCAATCTTATCAGCATGTGCAATGATATGATTTTCTAAAGTCACTTGATTAAATTTACTAAGTTCTTCATCGCTTAGTTCTAAGTTAATTTTCATTCTGGTTCTCTTTCTTTTCTAGTTGCTCAAGGGTTCTAGTTGCCCACGCATCACCCGCATCACCGCCCCAAAGAAGCCAAGAGATATACGAAGCACTAGTCTTGTCTTTGTGATATCCCTTTTCTTTGTATACTCTATGACGGGCAAAAAATGACTTCATGCGTTTCAATGTTTTTAGTGATACTTTGCCTTCGCTTAGGTTCACTGCTCTTTGCACGCCTGAACCTATGCCTAAGTTGCTTGCTTGCTCGTTACTCAGCCCGCCCCGCTTGTTTTCCCTACGAAGTTCTAAGCCTCTTTTGGCCTGCTCTCTCACCGCTTGGGGTACATTGAAACTCATTGACTTTTGAAACTTTTTAGAATTGATCACATACTCACCCGCAAAGGTGATTGATGTTTTTAAAAAGCGTCTTGCCCATACTGTGATTTCTTGATCATCAAAGCTAGTAGGCAACTCTAAATTAATGTTATTTTGATTAATATCCTCATAGATTTCATTGGCAACCATGCCCATAAATTCGGGGTCAAGTATTTTCTCTTTTACTTGCTTTAAGACAGACACATAACTTTTTAACATGCTACTCCCCTGTCTTACTATTTCATCTTCCAAGTAATCCATATAAAAAGAAAATTCGTTAAGTATGCAATCTTTGACAATATCGTATACTTGCTTTTCTGTGTATTCTGTTGGCTTATCTGCAATGATCATTTTTAACTCGTCAAATCGTGCATGCGCATGCAAATCTAACGGGAATAAACTTTTAATCAAGGGACTAAATCTAAACATGTTTCCTATCCTTGTTTCTATGTTTCTAGTATCAAGGATCATTGTATAATTTTATTGATGTTATTTGTAAATTTTTATTATTTTCTAAGTGCTTTGATTACATTGTTTGCAATACTTGTAAACTTGATGGATTTTCTAACTGCATCTTGTTTGTCCTGTGCTATTTTTAAAAAGTTGTCAATGCCTTGAGAAAAAGAAACATTATCAGATA